CTTCTGCAGTTTGCTCAGGCAAAGTAACACCAGGTGGTAGAAAAAAAGCTGCATGCGGTGGACCAATGCAAGCAGGGATGAGTAGAAAACGAAGAGCGTGTTGTGCGTAGAAATTTTGCAGAAGGAGGCTTAAGAAAATGGGTAGCGGAGAAATGGGTAGACATCGGAGCACCGAAGAAGAACGGGAAGTATCAACCTTGCGGGAGAAGCAAGGGGGAGAAAAGAAAATATCCAAAGTGCGTACCACTTGCAAAAGCCACAGCGATGACAAAGTCGCAAAAGGCGAGTGCTGTCAGAAGAAAGCGCCAAGCCCAGAACACTGGCCCTAAGCCAACTAACGTAAAAACATTTGGGAGAAAATAATGTTTAGAAAAAGATTTCAAAAAGGAACACCTAAGATTTATGATCAGTTAGAAATGGATGTACCTTATCCAAAAGGTGGTAGAGTTGAATTAGCTAGAGGAAGTAAATCTCCTGCATGGCAAAGAAAAGAAGGCAAATCTGCATCCGGAGGCCTGAACCGAAAAGGCGTTGCATCTTATAGAGCAGCGAATCCGGGATCAAAATTAAAAACAGCAGTTACTACTAAACCATCAAAATTAAAAGCAGGTTCTAAAGCTGCAAAACGTAGAAAGAGCTTCTGCGCGAGAATGTCTGGAATGAAGAAAAGATTGACTTCAGCTAAGACTGCAAGGGATCCGGATTCAAGAATCAATAAGTCACTTAGAAAGTGGAATTGCTAATGATTAAAAACTACAAAGACATTGTAATATTATTAATTACAATAGGTGTTTTAACTTTATTAGGTATCATTATTATTGGAGACTATTGGGTAGCTGTTAAAGAAGATAGACCTATAGATGAAAGCATAATAGTACTTATGAAAATGTCAGTTACAGGTTTAATTGGAGTTATTGGTGGTTACATTGGCGGTAGCAAATGATAGATAGATTTATATATAAATTTTTTAGTTCTATTGACTTATTATTTGATACAATTATACCTAGACTATATGAGAGACTCAAAAAAAATAGAATCTTTTCTAGAGGAAAAAAAGTTAAAAGATAAACAATTAGATTTGCTTCGAAACCTTAAAACGGAAGTAGAAACAGGTGCTAATGGTACACAAAAATACGTAATTAAGAAAGGTATAAATAAAGGTAAAATAGCTGATGTTAAATGAAGAACTAACTATATTAAATAAAGTACAAAAACATTTAAAAGAATCTTATCAAAATATTGGAGATGCCATGATTGCTGGTGGTATTGACAATATGGAAAAATACAAGTATATGATGGGACAGGCACATGCCTATTTAAGAATATCACAGGAAATCTCTAACCTGCTAGAACCTAAGGAGCGAAAAAATGATATTGAAAGACCAGAAAACGTCGTCGACTTTGGAAGTCCCAAAAGTTAAATCGGCACTATTAGATAAGTACGAAGATGAACATCAAAAAGAAGTTGATGGTTATGAACGTATAAAGACAAAAGAATCAGATAAATTACCTAAACCAACTGGATGGAGATTAGTTGTACTTCCTTTTAAAATGAAGGAACGAACTAAAGGTGGATTAATTCTAGGACAAGAAACACTTGAGAGACAACAAGTAGGATCTACTTGTGGTTTAGTTCTTGCGATGGGTCCACATTGTTATGACAAAGAAAAATTTCCTGAAGGTCCTTGGTGTAAAAAAGGCGATTGGGTAATTTTTGCAAGATATGCTGGATCAAGAATTCAGATAGATGGTGGGGAAGTAAGAATGCTAAATGATGATGAAGTTTTAGCAACCATCGATAACCCCGAAGATATAGTTCATCAATTTTAACATAGTAACACTAGGAGGAAAACTATGCCTGATATAGAAGAAAATAAAACTGTCGATATCGATACATCTGGTCCAGGTGCTGAAGTTGAATTAGAAAATCAACAAGAAGAAAACACTTCCCCAGAAATAGAAACTGAAGATACAGAACAGGAAAAAGTTGAAGTTGTAGAAACTAAAACTGAAGAAGAACCTGTTGAAAAAAAAGAAGATGAGCTAAAAGAATATTCTGATAGCGTTCAGAAAAGAATAGCCAAGCTTACTAAAAAATGGCGAGAGGCTGAGAGACAAAAAGATGAAGCTCTAACTTATGCTCAAAAAGTTATGGAGGATAAGAAAAGAGTAGATGAAAAAATCTCGAAGCTAGAACCAGGATTCATGAGGTCTACTGAAGAATCTATTAAATCTGGATTAGAATCTGCTAAAGCTCAATTGAGTAAAGCTAGAGAAGCCGGAGATATTGAAGCTGAAGTAGCTGCTCAAACTCAAATTTCTGAATTGGCTTATAAACAAGCTAGATTTTTAGAGACTAAAGCTTCTCAAGAAGAGATTGCTAAATCTAGAGAAACAGAAGTTAAAACACCTGAAATCAATTTAAATAGACAAACAGCGGCACAAGGAACACCGGATCCTAAAGCTGAATCATGGGCTGAAAAGAATTCATGGTTTGGACAAGATGCGGCAATGACTTATACTGCTTTTGATCTACATAAAAAATTGACCGAACAGGAAGGTTTTGACCCTTCAAGTGACGAATATTATGTTGAAATTGATAAAAGAATAAGACTTGAATTTCCGCATAAATTTGCTACAACTGAGGTTAAGGAAACGATCAAGCCTGTACAAACTGTTGCTTCGGCAAAAAGAAGTACAAAATCTGGTCGCAGAACTGTGAGGCTCACACCATCACAAGTAGCAATAGCTAAAAAATTAGGTGTGCCACTAGAAGAATATGCGAAACAATTAAATATCACGAAGGAGGTATAGCATATGAGTAATGAAGAAAATAACAGAACTTCCCGTGCGAGTCAGACTAGAGAAAAAACATCTCATAAAAAAGTTTGGACTCCACCATCATCTTTAGATGCACCACCTGCGCCTACAGGTTTTCAACATAGGTGGATAAGAGTAGAATCTATGGGATTCCAGGATACTAAAAATTTAGCTGGAAGACTTAGATCAGGATACGAATTAGTGAGAGCTGATGAATATCCAGACACTGATTATCCAATAGTTGAAGATGGCAAATACGCAGGAGTAATCGGAGTTGGTGGCCTTGTGCTGGCAAGGGTACCCGAAGAGATCGCAAAACAACGTACTGACTATTATGTTAAACAAGGTCAAGACAACGTTGAGGCAGTAGATAACGATCTTATGAAGGAACAGCACCCAAGTATGCCGATCAATATTGATCGACAGACACGTGTAACCTTCGGTGGCTCAAAGAAATCTTAAAAAAATTCTTAATCCATCAAAGGATAAACTAAACTAAAATGTCTATAAGGAGGACACAACTATGGCAAATACAGACGCCGCTTTCGGATTGAAAGCAATAGGAAAAGTTGGTCAGAATAGAGACAACCAAGGTTTATCCGAATATTCAATTGCTGCAAGTACAGCAGTTATCTATAACAGTGACCCAGTTGCATTAGATGCAAATGGTGAACTTGTTAGAGGTACAGCTGGTGCAACCAATTATTTATTAGGTAGCCTTAATGGTGTCTATTATACTGACGCATCATCAAGCAAACCGACATGGGCTAATCACTTAGCTGCATCTAACACTGCGACAGACATTGTTGGATTCGTAAGTGACGACCCTTATGAAAGGTTTGAAATACAATCAGCAGGAACAGTTGCCCAAACAAATATTGGTAATTGCGCTGCAGTTGTATTAGGAGCTGGAGTAGCACCTAACTGGGTTTCTAAAGCAGAAATCAATGGGACTATGGCTAATACAGCATCACAATTAAAAATTCTTGGATTAGCTAAGGATGAAGGAAATGAATTTGGAGCAAACGCAAACGTTGTTGTAATCATTTCTCAACATCAGTTAAAACAAGAAGCCGGAATATAATAAATAGAGGAGAATAACTATGGCAATAAGTAGAGGACAACTAGTTAAAGAACTAGAACCAGGTTTGAATGCTCTATTCGGCTTGGAATATAAACGTTATGAGAATCAGCATGCTGAAATCTACACTAG